GGATATGCACTAACCAATAAAGTCACTTTAGCATTACCTGTTTGATATTTAAAATCAGGTATAAATCGTCTAACAGCCATAAAAAATTCACCATCTCCTCTGTAATCTGCAACTCCTGTTGCCTGACCTAAAGCGCTACGTCTAGATGTTATGTCCCAATCTCCAGATCTAATAAATGCAGGTATAGCTGTTGTCGCGGTGCTGTTAACTTGATCTGTGCCTTGTTCGTGTTCGTAATAAATACTAGCTCCATATTTATTTGTAATTCCTAATATGTCAGGGAAAACTGGTGTCAATGTATCATCGTAATCTGTTGCATAAGGATTATCAAATACACTTTGGTCTTGATAGGTTGTTCTATCTAAAGACGATGTTGTCCAACAGTTTTCAGAATAATTATAAGTTACGCATCTATCTATTTGATCAGATCCATCTTTTGGATAAAACCAGTTTACTTCTGTGTATAAATTATTTGCTCCTGCAAAGATAACATCTCTTGAATTAAAGTTTAATCCAAGATTATCTCCATCTGTACTAAATACAAAATCTTCTACAAGAGATGGCAATGATTTTACTGTACCATCAAATGCAAAAAATCCTCCTTGAGATCCCATCCAAAATACAGCACCGTTGACAAAGGTCGCTGCGTGTTGACCAATACATCCACAGTTTGTACCAACCTGTCTAACACTAAATGTAAAAGGTGGACCAACGAACTGAATTACGTATGCAGCAAGATCAGTTATGACAAATACGTAGTCTTTACCTTGAAGCGCTGCTCTTATTTCATTTCCCGTATCTAATCTAAACGTACCTGCAGTGTTGGTGGCCGTAGGTGTATATGTATTTAAATCTTCTTGATTAGAAAATCTTACAAACATCGGATCTTGTGTGGTTGTGTCACCGATAGTTGTTTCCGTTCCAAAATGAAATAAGTGTCTATCTCTGTCTGACACCAATGTAAATCTAGTTGCTGTAGGATTGTTACCGGTTGCAAAACCTGATGTAGTTAAAGATGCTCGTTGAGCTCTTGGATTTGATGCACCTGCATTCCAAGTAAAAGTTTTACCATTAAATATAGTTGCAACTAACACTTGACCAAAATTATCAAGACTCCAGTTTCCTGGATCTAGGGTCACGTCACTTGTAGCTCTAGCTGTACCCCAAGTTGAAGCTCCCCACGTAGATGTGCTCCATCCATATCCTGTGGTTTGTGTAGTTGGTCCAACTTCAACGTAAGGATTAACAGTTGCAGCCCCTGCCGCAGTCATACCAGATCCTCCTTCAGCACGTGAAGCTTGAACAGTAAATTTATCTATATCAGGTACAGTTAAAATTTCATAGACTTGTTCTAATTCGGCTGCTGTAAAATCCGATGCTCCCGTAACTGTAACAGATGAAAGAGTTACATATCGTCCAACAGCTAAACCATGTGAACCTTTATTAATAGTTACAGTTCGAGACGCATTAACAGTTGTTAACGTGCCCCCTGTAATCGCTGTATCTAAAGGAGTAATATCAAAAAAATCATTACCATAATAAAGAAACAAACCTTGAGATGTTCCAATAGCACTATATTTTTCACCTGCAAAACTTGAGAATGCAACTTGAGCTCTAGCTGCTCCTGGTAATGTTTTATTCCCCGCGGTTAATTGTAACCAACCACCTATTTTTTCAGGTAATCCATATCTAAATCTTACAAAATCACCATCAGTCCACTGGCCCTCTGCTCCTGATTCGGTATCTTGTTTGTTAAATCCTGGCTTGAATTTTAATTTCTGTAGCATATACTAGCTTATATATTAGTTTTTTAGAGAATGAAAGTAGGAAAATAAATGCTTAAAATAGAAAAATATGATAATTTTTTAAAGCCCGCTATTCAAGGAGAA